CTCATGGTTTAAACGATGATAGTATCCCTATAATGGAGGCAGTACTCCACCATACCTACTGCCTCCTTTATAAGGATTTTATTTTATGTTATTTGGAACAGGAACTTTTGCTGAATTACCGTTTTCGTCATCGAACCCTAATGATGGTTCGGTCGTTATTAATGTAACTGGAAATGTTTTAACTCTATCACTTGGAGTACCTACTGTTACAGGGGATGCTGCTAATGTTATTGTAGCCAATGATCCTTTACTTTTAACATCAGGGTCAGTAACTATTACTGGAAGTGCTAATATAGCTGTTTCAGGAAATCCTTTAACTTTAAAATCAGCTTTAGTAGTCGCATCAACTTCTGTTGATATTACAGTTTCTGGTAATCCATTGACTTTAAAGTCTCAAACTGTTACCATTACAGGAGGAGCCAATATTGATGTCTCAGCAAATGCATTAACTATAACTTCTAATAATGTAGGGGTAATTACTTGGAACCCAATTATTCCAGGTGCAACTAACGTTTGGATACCAATAGAACCTTATTAAATTATGGCATCAACATATTCATCAGATTTACAACTAGAAGTTATTACAACCGGAGAGAAGGCTGGTCTTTGGGGAACAATAACAAATAACAATTTAAAAATTTTAGAATTAGCAGCGTCGGGGTATTATACAGTTAGTATTGCTGCTGCAAATTTAACATTAGCTTTAGCCGAAGGCTCTGCTTTAGGAGACAGCACAGCAACAGGTAAAAATTTAATGATAGAAGTTACTGGTACATTAGCAGCAAGTCGTGTTATTACAATGCCGACAGGTGCTGAAAGAATTTTTATAGTTAAAGATAGTACAACAAGATCAGCTTCTAATTATACCATTGGAGTTCAAAATGTAGGAGCAACTACTGGGATTGTTTATATGCCAGTTGGTTCCACAGGTATGTTTTATACAGATGGAACTACAGCTGACTCTATGAAACTTGTAGGAATTTTAAACAAAGGATCAGTTACAGTTCAAAATTCAACTAACTCTCCTTATACAGCAGTCAACGGTGATATAGTTTTTGGAGACACAGGAAATGGTGGAGGTGGAGTTATAACAGTTAATTTACCCACTACTCCAAGTGTTGGAGATAAAGTTACTATAATGGATGGAACAGGCACTGGTGGGTTTGCTTCAAATAAATGTACTGTCGGTAGAGGCGGTCAACCCATTCAAGGAAGTGCTGCCGATTTAGATTTAATTATTAATAATCAATCTGTTAGCTTGATGTATATTGATGTTACAAAAGGTTGGCAAATAACATCAACAAATCAATAGGGCAATTAGATGCTCACAGAAATTAAATTCGCTCCAGGAATAGATAAACAAGATACGACTGTAGGGGCTACAGGACGGTGGACCGATTCAGACTTAGCAAGATTTAGATATGGACTTCCAGAAAAAATAGGAGGTTGGTCTTCATTACTTACAGATACTATTCAAGGTGTAGCAAGAGCTCAATTTTCTTTTGTGGATAAAGATGGAAATAGATATGTTGCAATTGGTACTGATAAATTTTTACTTATATATTTTGAAGGACAACTTTATGATATAACTCCTTGGGTTGATAATGATGCAGGAACACAAACAACTTTTGTATCTACTCTTGCAACAGATAGTACAACTGCTAAAACTTGTACAGTTACAACTGCTACTCCTCATAGTTTAATTGATGGAGATATGGTAGTATTTGATAATGTAGCTTTGGCTGCAAATTTAATAGCAGCTGGTTTAACTAATGCAGAATTTGAAGATAAACTTTATCAAGTTTTAACTGTACCTACTTCGACAACTTTTACTATTGAATCAGTTACCCAAGCCTCTGCAGTAGAATCTACATCTGCATTTGGAACAACTCAACCTTATATATCTATTGGTCCTTCCGAACAAACTTATGGTTATGGTTTTGGTACGGGACTATGGGGTGGAACTATAACAGGAGCACAACAAACAACTTTAAACGGAGCATTACTTCCCGATACAGCTGGAACAGGTGGAATTGGAACTTCTATTACTTTAACTTCTACTACAGGATTTCCTGCAGCTGGAACAATAGCTGTTGAAAATGAATTAATTACATACGCAGCAATTGCTGGTAGTAATTTAACAGGATGTGTTAGAGGAGCTAAAGGAACAGCAACTCCTGGAACTTCAAACGGTCAGGCACATTCTTCTTTAACACTTGTTGTTGACGCAACAGATTATAATGGATGGGGAATATCTGTAGATGCTGGAACAATAGTATTAGAACCTGCTTTATGGTCTTTAAGTAATTGGGGTGATGTATTAGTTGCAAGTGTTGCCAATGGTAAAACCTATACATGGAATTCTTCAGCTTCTGCTCAATTTAGTACTAGGGCTTCTAGAACAACTTTATCCCCTGGATCAACAAGTGTAGATAATTCTCAATATTGGACAGCACTAGGGACACTTACTGTAGCCAATACTTTAGGAGGACAGGCTAATGAAGAGGTTGGTAATCCTACTGCATCAAGACTAACTTTAATTTCACCCACAACACGTCACTTAATTCATTTAGGAACAGAAACAACTATAGGCGATTCTACTACACAAGATGATATGTTTATTAGATTTTCTAATGCCGAACAACTAAACCAATACACACCACTAGCAACCAATGCTGCGGGTACACAAAGACTACAAGATGGGACTAAGATTGTCGGAGCGTTGATCGCCAAAGAAAACATTTTGATATGGACTAACAATGCATTGTATACAATGAAATTTGTTGGAGCTCCCTTTACATTTGGATTTGAACAAGTTGGAACTAACTGTGGATTAATTGGTAAGAATGCAGCTATTGAGATTGATGGTGTTGCTTATTGGATGTCTAACAATGGTTTCTTTGCTTTCGATGGTACAGTAAACTCACTACCTTGTAGTGTTGAAGATTATATATTTGATGATGTTGATACAACTAAAGGTCAACAAATTTGTGCCGGTTTAAATAATTTATTTACAGAAGTAACTTGGTGGTATCCATCTTCTGGATCTGATTTTAATAATAGATCGGTGGCTTACAATTATGGTGAAGCTAAACAACCACCACTTGGTACATGGTACACAAATACTAATACAAATTTTAATAGAACAACTTGGATGGATACTTTAATTTATCCATTACCTTATGCAACCTCTTATAATAGTACAGGAATAGGAACTTTTCCTATTGTACAAGGTCAATCAGGATTAGGAAATACTACTTATTATGCTCATGAAACAGGAGATGATCAAATTAATCCTAATGGAAGTACCACAATTTTAGAGTCTTTTATTCAATCATTTAGCTTTTCTTTACAACCTAATCAAAGTGAAGTATTTCTAGCTATGAGAAGATTTCTACCTAACTTTAAAGTGCTAACAGGCAATAATCAAATAACTGTTGGAGTCACAGATTATCCAGCCACAAATGAAGTTGCTTCTACCTATAGTCCTTTTACTATTACATCTTCTACTACTCAAGTAGACACACGTGCAAGAGGAAGATATGCAAATTTAAAGATAGAGAATACAGGAGCTGGAGAAAAATGGAGATTTGGAACTTTTCAAGTAGACATTCAACCAGATGGTAGAAGATAATGGTTGAAAATATAATAGGTCAAGATTTAACTACATTATATAGAGGTGAGCCTACTCCTTTTTCTGGGTTAGGGAGAACTGAAAATAATATGTTAAAAGGAAGATTTTTTAGTCCGGATTCTGAACTTGCTAGAGGTTTTGCCCAACGACCGGGTGGAGTTATTCGTTCTATGGATGTTACTCCCAATCAGTTAATAGATACTCAAAAATTTAAAAGTGGTCTTAAATATAAAAAAGGTTTTGATTGGTTAAATCCTAATAAAGATGTCGTCGTTGCTTCAAAAAAATTATTATCAGAAGCAAAACCTTCTATTAATTGGGGACAAACTTTAAAACATAACGTAGATGTTTCCAAACTCATTGCAGAAACATATGGAAAGCAGGGTTTAGGGTTTTTAAAAAATTATGGTCTTAAAGGTTTACAAATATTAGGAAGCTTACCGGCTCAAGTTGGTCTTATGACTTTATCGCCTACAATGATGGGTAATGCAGAATTACCACAAATGCCACAAGGATCGCCAACACAAATAAATCAAGGAGGTGGTAATGGTGGTTACCAAGGTGGAGG